TAGCTGATAATCCTACGTCTTGACTATTTCCAAGTTCTGCTAATGCATCTTTATAACTCTGTCTTTCATTCCCATATAACATCTCATATACTTGGAATGCTTGTTGTGTATGAATATCAAGGGGGTCCGAATAATTTCGTGCTGCAAAATCAAATAAATCTTGTTTTCTGCTTTCTTGCCATTGCTGTATTCCAAGTGCACGAAATCCATCTTGTGATTCTATTACAGGATCTAAGTTTTTTGTGTTTCCTGCTGATTCCTGCATATTCCCGCCAGCCATACCAAAAGCTATACGTGGATCAATACCTTGATTAATCATGAAGCGAACTGTTTCAGCTGCACTCGATGTATCCTTATGCTCGGTATGCTCAACTACAGATGTATTCCCTGCTGAATCACTAATGGAACCCAAGTTTTGTATTTGTGCATTAATGCTTTCCATTAGTTTTGCTTGTTCCGCCTGAATTTCTCCTAGGGCAGCATCTGCACTGGCTTTCTTTTGAGCAGCTACATAAGATTCATATTTTTTCCTTAGTCGTTCTGGGACCTCTACATAACCAGCACTATCATTGGCAAAAACGACTTTACCCTCTCTATTTTTTGCAAGATGACGTTTCTTTCCATTATCCATCAAGGTTACTTCATTGGCGTGTTGGAATTCCGCCTCTGCTTTATTGGCTTGTCCCATAGAATATAGTGCAAATCCTACGGCTGCCGCTACACCTAACCATCCACCAGCAAGAGCCCACACTGCTCGTGTTAATGTTGTAACAGCTCCCATAGCTCTGCCTGCTGCACTAACTGCTACCGCTCCTGCCGTTGTGGCTCTTACACCGACACCTTCATAGCTTGCTGCTAACACTGCATTCTTTTCAATATTTGCTGTTGCCGCTGCTGTTGCTGTTGCACTAGCTTCTACAGCTTTTGTGCCTGCAACCGTTGCAGCTACACCTACTTTACCTTGACTAGCTACTACAGCCATATCACTTTCTACTTTGCGAACATTAGCCGCTACATGTAGATTTGCTGATTCTTCTGCCGCTACCCCTGTAGATAATATGGATCTATTAACTGCAATTGAACTTTCTGCCGCTTCTGCCCGTACGCTTTGAAAGCCAAGAGTCATAGCCGCTCGAATTTGCTCTGCTGATTGCGTTGCCTTGATACTAATCTTGCTAAATTCCTGCGCTAAAAATGCACTCGTTTCTTCTGCAGATAACTTTTGTTGATTAGCTGTTTTAATCGCTTCTCTTCGCATTTGTGCATATACACGTTCATTATCTCTAAGTGCTTTATTAATCTGTGCTTCTTGCGCTCTTGTTAATTCAGCTGTATCTAATCCCATTAAGCTTTGCGAATTTTTCACAGTTGATACTACTGCATTAACTGCCGCCGCTGCTTTTTTAGCAATCTTAATACTTTCATACAATGCTACGATCTGAACTAATGTTTTAGCCGTGCTTGCAATCTCATTTTTATTTTTATTTATCCATACTGCCGATTCTTGCAAGTACGGTAGTAATTGTGGTAATAATTCCATTACTAATGGTGTAATGGCTGCGCCGCTCGCTAGTTTAAGTTGTCCAAACTGCAATTCCATCTCTTTCAATTGAAGAGATGCTTTATGCATTTCTTCTGGATTTAGACCGATTCCTTTGACTTTACTAGCAACTTCCGCCGCTTCATTGTAATTCTGCAATACAGAAATTAAAGCAAGTCCACGAACACCAAGGGTATTCATCACATATTCCTGCCCATATCCCGCATCAGCAGCCGCTTTATATCCTTTTGCTAACTCCGCCAATTGTTGATTAATTGGTAACATCTTACCATTAGCATCAGTTAATGAAACGCCAAATAGTTTTAGTGTTTCTTGCGCTTTCTTACCCTCATTACTATTTCCGGATAAAGCTTTATCCAATCGCATAATTGTTTTAGCTGCTGTATCCGCATCAGAACCTGTAATCTTTAGAATTCGGTTCATTTCAGATGCTTCTTTAGTTGTGATTTGGTAGCGTTGAGATAATTGGTAAACTGCTTCACCAGCTTTCACAGAACCTTCAATCATGGATGTTAGTCCAAATCCTCCGGCCATAATTCCCGCTATAGCTGTAAACTTACTAACCAAACTACCTACACGACCTGTTACACTATCTACACTTGTAGAAAACTCATTAATTGGGTTTACATTAAATGCTTTCCCTACCTGCGTTTCTACCTTCTGTAGTTCTTGTTTAAACTGATTACTATCCGCACCTATCCTAACCTCTAAATCTGCTATGGTTGTTCCCATCATTCCACCTCCTTTCTTTATAAATTAAATGTACGTAATAGTTCCTCTTTTTCGCTTTTCTTATCCTTTACCATATCTTGATGTAATGGATTGAAAATATCATCTACTGTTATTTTGCTTTCTCTACCTAAGTTTGGAGCAAGCATCCAGTATGTGAAATATGCTTGCTTATAGTCCTCTTCTTTTTTACGGGCATAATGGCCATCAAGTAACAAATAGAACTCTTTCATAGTTAGATTTTCAAGAGCATCAGGCAATAGATGCAATGGTCCATATGCTATTGGCTCTACGGTTCTAATCCATTCTTCAATGGAGGCTACTTCTTTTTCTGTTCCTCCACCTGTGCTTCCACTTCTTCTGGTAGCTTTGGGATAAAAAAACCAGTATTATATAATGCCATCATTAGGAACCCTGCCAACGTATCTAATGTGCCTTCACCTGCACAATATTTATCAATGAGATCATATGCTTTATCTTCCGACAAGCCGCCAACTACCGCATATTGCAAGTTCGCCATAATGAAATCAATGCCTACTCGTGCCTGTGCATTGCCATCAAATCTTGTTAGGATTGAAATCAAAGAACACCCTAATGTTCGTTCAATCTGACGCATAATACCAAGTGTATACAATAATTCATATTTTTCCCCATTGACGGTCAATGTAGTCTGTTCTTTCATTTTTATCTCCTTATATAAAATAGGGCGGGTTTTATCCCGCCCTTTATATTACAAAATTATGCTGTTACATTTACTGTGATAGGAATTGTCTTTGCTGCAAATTTTGCTTCAAGTACATGATTACCTACTGTCATATTTTTAAGGTATTCTTTTTTCAAGGTTAAGGTACCTTCTGCAAATTCGTAGTCCTTTCCGAATACCAATACAGTACCAGTATCATCAGTTACAGTACGAATTGTAATGTCTGTTGGTGTCACTGCTACAGTTTTATCTGCTGCAGCTGCTTTAGAGAATGCAGCTGTAGGAGATGTAATTTTAACTTCACCAATCGCAATCAAATCGCTAATTGCACCATACCCTGTCAAGGATACCTTTAATGTTTGAATTACATCAGAAGCGTTATTATCTTCAAAAGATGTTGTATTCGCCCAGCCTTGTTTGTAAGAACCGTCCGGATATTCTACACGTACATACACGGCTTTACCTTCACGGAATGAATAGCGCAAGATATCCACTGCATTGTCATTTAACACGTATAGACCATCATATTCGATGCTCCAGGACTTCATACCAGGGATGCCTTTTTTCCAACCGCCACTAGATTTATCAGAACCATCCAAGGAGTCTGCTTGTTCTTTAAGTGGTGAGTTCTTTTGACCACCAACCAATAACCATGTTAATGGTGTTTGTTTTGATGCAATATACAATAACGTATCTTTACCAGCTACCGCCTTTGTATCACTAGGTGCCACCGGTAGTGCTGTAATTTGCTCTTGTGTTAATGCCATATTAATTACCTCCTAATCAATTTCTTCAATTGTGTACTCAATCATCATGATTCCGTGATAAGCACTAGTCTTATCTTCGTATCGTTCCCCTATTGCCTGATATAAAGATATATGAGCATCACCGACCTGTTTAAACCCTTCAAGTGGTAATTGGTAATGTCTAACTAATGTAGCTACATCATTTAGAATTTCATTAACCTCTTTCTTACCAGGTTGATTGCTCCATATATCTATTTGCTGGCTAATTCTATGTACTGCATGTGTTTTATTATCTTCCACAGGTACACCATGAAACTCACCCAACCAAATATACGGCATTTCTTCATCCCCTGCAGGGATACGATCATATACAGGAGCCGTCTGTCCTTCTGTCAACAATTTATAAAATGCTTTTTGTACAGCATTAAATGGAATAGTTTTTATCTTCATTTCTTTATTGCTACCTTAATTGCACCTTCAATCGTTGGACGGACCTTATCCATAGCCGGTTTCATAAATGGCTTTGCAGATATTGCAGGAATTGTAGCATTAGTCATATACCAGCCGGCTGCTCCTGGTGCTAATGCTTTTTTCTTTTTAGGCATTACTACATGCCCCTTTGTACCAAATTCAATTAAATGTGCTACCGGTGAATTTGTGAATACCCGTCCATAGATACCTTGACTATGTGTTTTAATTTCTTCCCTTATTGTCCCTTTAAATTTACCAGTTCTATAAGGTGCCAATTGAATTGCTACAGTTAATACCTCATGCGTTTTATTCCTAGTTACTTCTTTAATTCGTTCTTGTGTTTCAGAATTATAATTGTGAATATCTCGCATGGCTTTATAAGTAGCATTAGATATATCAGCTTTTACAAATGCCA